CTGCGCGGGCGGCCTGCTGTATTTCCGCCTGGTCTGGCACCTGATCTACGCCCTGCGTGGCCTTGGCTGCCGCCTGCCGGTCGAGGTCTGGACGCTCGGGCGAATCGAGATGGACGACGCGATGCGTAGCCTGCTCGAGCAGCTGCCTGGCGTCACGGTGGTGGCCCTTGACCAGTATTGTCAAAGCCACGGCATCCAGCCGCGCAAGCCGCTCACCGGCTGGGAGCTCAAGGCGTTCGCCATGCGGCACAGCGGCTTTGCCGAGGCCCTCTTCTTGGATGCCGACCAGTGCCCGGTGGTCAATCCCGAGGTGCTCTTTGGCGACATCGACTACCAGCGACGCGGAGCGATGTTCTGGCCCGACCTTCCGCCGCAGAATCGCAAGGAATGGATTCCGGCCGACGCCTGGGCCGCAGTGGGTCTCGCCCACAATCCCGCCGCTCGGGCGTTTGAGAGCGGGCAGATGCTCGTGAACCGGCAGCGGTGCTTGGCCGCCCTCGATCTCGCGTGGTTCCTCAACGACTGGTCCGACCGCATGTATCAGGTCGTGTATGGCGACAAGGACACGTTCCTGCTGGCGTGGCACCTGGCCGGCGAGCAATACCACATGCCGCCGCGGAATCCACGCTGGCACGCCCCTGCCATCTATCAGCACGACACGCAGGGCAACGTCGTCTTCCAGCACGCCTGCGGCGGCAAGGACGACATCGTGGCCGGCAAGGTGATTCCCGGCATTGTCAACCGCCGGTTCATCCCTGATGCCGCCGCCGACCTGGCTGGCAAGTGGTCGGGCAACTTCTCCCCGGCGCAGTGACGCATGGCTCGCAAGCGACGCACGGTCTACATCGGCGGCCAGCGCTGGAAGGTTCAGTGGGACCAGCGGCTCAAGGACTGCTACGGAATTTGCGACTACGACACCAAGACCATCCGGCTGCGGGCTGGCATGGACGTGGCGGACCTCGTGGACACGATCCTGCACGAGATGATCCACGCTCGGTGGCCTGACCTCAACGAGGAGGCCGTCGAAGATTTTGCGGGCACGATGAGCGGCTTTCTTGACGCCTGTGGTTTGCTCAGACCCGAGGAGGACTGACGCATGGCCAAGAAGCCGTCGGCGGTAGACGAGATCGCCAGCAGCATTCCCGAGCGGCAGCGGCTCTCGTGGGAATGGAGAGTCGATGACGAGCACCGCGAGACGCTCGTCGAAATCAAGGCGGCATCGCGGGAGGGCAAGTTCGGCCGGCACAAGATCACGGCGGCACGGGCGATCAGCGAATACCTCAAGCGGCATGGCATCGCACAGGTCGGGCCGCAGGGAGTTCTGCAATGGCTGGAAAAGCCGTAAAGGAGATTGCTGCCAAGACTGCCGCCACCAAGGGCGTCACGATCGAGGAGGTGACGAAGAAGGCGACGGCCGACGGCATCGAGGCCAAGAGCGTCTCGGCTCGCATCCGCACCGTCGAGGATCTGCTCCGGCACATCGAGGCAGACCTGACCCGGTTTGAGGTCGCCGCATCGGAGGCCACGAAGTGGGAAGGGCTCACGGCCGACCGCGAGACGGGCGAGCCGGTCGTCACCGAGCTCCACCGCGTGTTCGTGCGGCTCAAGCCGCGCGGCGGCCCGACGACCCGCGAGGTGGTCGAGGCGATGATCGCCGGTGCCCAGGGCATTCGCCGCCCGGCTGTGAAGAAGCCCAAGGCCGCCAAGGCGGACGCCTACGCCGTGCTGATCGTGGCGGATTGCCACTTTGGAAAATACGCCTGGAGCGACGGCACCGGGCATGACGACTACGACCTGGCCATCGCCGCCGAGCGTGTCGCATCGGCTTCCGGCCGCCTGCTGGACATCTGCAAGACCTACAAGCCTGGCCGCGTGCTCGTGGCCTATCTCGGCGACTTGTTCCACGCCGACACGCCGGGCCTCACGACGACCGGCGGCACGCCGCTGGCCGGCAGCACCGACGGCCGCCTCCAGAAGATGATCGGCATGGGGTGCGACACGCTGCTCGAAATCGTGGACAAGGCGGCGGCCATCGCGCCCACCGACGCCCTGGTGGTCAACGGCAACCACGATGAGACGCTCTCGTGGGCATATCAGCGGATCATGCAGGAGCGATTCCGCGCCGATGGCCGGGTGACGGTCTCCGGCGCCTACACCGGCCGCCAATACATCACCTACGGCCGCAACCTACTCGGCTTTGCCCACGGCCACAAGGCGAAGAAGAAACTGCCGCAGGTCATGGCCCTTGAGCAGCCTGCTGCGTGGAGCAACTGCCCCTACCGAGAATGGCACACCGGCCACCTACATCATCAGTCGGCGGAATGGAGCCGCCCGATCGAGACTATCGACGGCGTGCTCGTGCGCATCGCCCCGTCGTTATCGCCGCCGGACGACTACCACGCCGTCAACGGCTGGGTCGGGCAGCGCGAGGCCATGGAAGCGTTCATCTATGACGCTGCCGGTGGGCTCTCTGCCATGCACGTCGCTGGCCCGCGGATCGGCGGTGCCGCGTGACGCGCTTGACTGCCGAATACCTTGAAGAGGTCCGCAAGCGGAAGAACCGCTACATGGGGCAATGGACCGGCACGGCCGGTTCGCTCGCCGCGGACTGCCACCGATTGCTGATGGAAAGGGAAACGCTCTTGAAGGAGATCAGGGACATGCAGGACGTGATGGACATGATGCCGAAGGCCGCCGACGCCGCTCTCGATGTTGGACCCGTGACCACGACCAGCACGGAGGACATCTCAGAGGACTGGATTCTGCGTGGCGAGCGTGAACTGCGAAACGCCATCGAGCCGCAGCGGAGGCCGCTAGGGGCTGGCGTTCTTGCCGACGACGGCCTGCGCCCCGGCTCTCGCCAGTTCATCGCCGTACTCGACGAGATCAAGCGGCTGCATTTGGCCAAGACGCTTGACTATGGCGAAGACGAAGACGCCCTCGCCAACATTCGCAACGGTGCGGAGGTCGTCAACATCGAGCCGTGGAAGGCGTGCCTGATCCGCATGGCAGACAAGATGCAGCGGCTCAAAGCGTACTGCCACAACGGCCGAGTCGAGTTCGATGGAATCGAAGACACGCTCAAGGACATCGCCGCCTACAGCGTGATTGCAGAGGTGTTGCGGCGCGAGTCGCAGCAACCATAGCCCCTGCGAAATCGCACCCGCCCCCGGCACCCTAGATGGCTGGAGGCAGGCATGATCGCGGCGGCACATTTTCGGCGAAGTGGTGCTGACGGGCGCGAGCCGATGGCCGCACCAGGCGACATCACTTCCCTCGCCACGACCTACCAGCCAAAGCCGCAGCACTGGGGGAAAGTCACGAGCCGGCCGCCCAAACGTCTTTCTAAAGCCGACCTGGAGCTCGTCGCATTCCGCCTTGGGTGCTCGGTTGCCTCTGCCCGCCAAGCGATCGAAATGGGGCTCGTCTAGATGGCTGACACGCTCACCGACGTGCTGACCGGGCGCGTGCAGACGAGCCTGACGTGGACTCGCACCGACACACAGGAAGTCGGCACGATCACGAACCGGAAGACGCAGGCGGCCACCTACAACATCGCCGACGGAAACGGCCCCGGTCAGGCTGATCTCGTCTTTGCCGACCAACGGACGATCGCCGCCAATCAGGTGGAGTCGTTCGACCTGCTCAACCTCACGCAGCAGGCGCTCGACGTGTCGGTGCCGTTCGTTTTCCGGCAGCTGCGGGTGATCCGCGTCGTCAACGAATCGACCACGGCCGGGCGCCGTCTGCTCGTGGGTGTGGACCCAGGACGCCCCACAGTGGTCTATGCCGCCGAGGTCGGGCCGGGCTCCGAGTGGATCGCCGTGAACCAGACCGACGCCTGGGAGGTGACGGCCGACAACAGCGTCATCAGGATCGCGAACCCCAACGGGGCAAGCGTCACGTACTCGCTCTACCTCATCGGCACGAGCGTGGCCGCGGCCGGCGGCTCGGGAGGCAGCGGCTGATGGCCACCGAGTTTTCGCTCACCGGTTCGCTGCGGCTCACGCCCAAGGTGGTGGACACGCTCAACCTCACCGACGTGACCGACACGGCAACCGTCAGCTATTCCGTGACACTTGCCGACGGCACGGGAGCCGACCAGGCCAACCGCTACTGGAAGGACGTGCGGACCGTCGCCGCCTCGACGACCGTGACCGTGGACCTCGAGGCCCTCGCCCTCAACGTCTTCACTGGCACCGGCACGCTCAACCTTGCCAAGCAGAAGGTCGTGGCGATTCGCAACCTCTCAACCACCACGGCCGTCACCGTGGCCATGGGAACGAGCCTGACGGCGGTGCTGGCCGCAGGCGGCGTGGTCTACGCCACGAATCCGTCGGCGGCCGGCTGGGCCGAAGACGACCTCACGCTCACCAACGGCGGCGCGTCGGCCGTCGATGTCGAAATCCACGTCGTCGGAGTGAAAGCCACATGATCAGCACTGCGCCACTGACCGCCGCGAAAGACCTCGGCACGGTTGCCGAGAAGGTCCGCGCGTTCGTCACGATCGCCAAGGCCAAGGCCGCCGACGGCCTCACCGTGAGCGAGTTCGCCGAGCTTGTCACGGCCCTGCTGCGAGTCGTGGTGGCTGCGGTCGATAGCCTGCCGGACACAAACGAAGAGAAGAAGGCGTGGTGCCTTGACGCCGTTGCCATGCTCTTCGACGCCGTGGCCGACAAGTGCGTGCCGACGCTCGCGTGGCCGATCTGGCTCGTCGTTCGTGGCTCGGTCCGTTCGCTCGTGCTCATGGCCGCCGCCGGTGCCATCGAATCAATTCTTCCCCTCGTGAGGATGTCTGCCCAATGATGCCGTCGCTGCTCGTCGGAGCCGCCTGCCTGCTCCTGTTTTCGCCATGGATGATCCGGCTCGGTGCCAGCGTGCTGGCAGCCAAGCCTGCCGAGCCTGCTGGCGTGACGTTTCATCGCTCGATGCTCGACCTGGCCAACGTCCGCAAGCGGCTCGTGGCCACGGCCGCGCTCGACGAGAAGGCCAAGGCCGCCATCGACACGCTCACGCTAGCCCTGGTGGCCGGGAGCGACAAATGAGCTACCGCGTGCCGCTGGGCATCGTCCTGCTGATCGTCGGCCTGTGGTGGTCGCTGCCGGGGCGGAAGCCCGAGCCGACGCCAGCGCCGCCCGCTCCCGGCGAGTTCAGCCTGCGCGGCAAGTTCACAGGGCCGTCGGCTGCGGACGATGCTGCCGTGCTTTCGGCACTGTGCGGCGAGCTCGCCAGCATCATTGAGTGGGACGGCATGCTCGAGGAGCCGCGGCTCAAGTCGGGCGTGGCCTTCGATGAGTTGCGGGTCGCGGCCCGCGAGGCCCGCTGCCGAGGCGAGTCGATCGGGCAGCGGCAGCCGCTCGTCCGAGATGCCATCCAGCACTACCTCGACGCAGCCGTCGGCACGTCGGGCGGACCAATAACGCCCGAGGGGCGTGCCAAGTGGATCGCCGCCTACCGCCACCTGGGGAGGGTCTGCGGTGACGCTGCGAAGTAACCACCTTCCTAACTGGCGGCTGATGCTCGCTGCGGCCCTTCTGCTGGCCGCGGCGTTCATGGCCACGCGCTCGTGGCGTGCCGTGCCTGTCGTCGGCCAGTTCGGCTACACGCCCGACCCGGAGGTGACGCGGCAGTTCCTGGCCGAGCTTGGCGACGAGAAATTCTTTTCAGACGCTGGGCCGGAAGCCATGGAGAAGGCCGTCGAAAAAGACGCCTTCCTCTACCGGGCGATGAATGCCGCCCACCAGTCTCGCTACGGCAAGCCGTTCGTGGTTGGCCGGCAGGGGATCGGCGACTGCGTCAGCTGGGGCGCAATGCACGCCGTCTTCTGTGCCGAGAGCATCGACTGGACCCTCGGCAAGATTGCCGAGGCCCCGCTGCTGCCGGCGACCGAGAGCATCTACGGCGGATCGCGCGTGGAGGCCCGCGGAAAGAGCGGAGACGGCCGCTCGCCCGTTGGCGGCTACAGCGACGGCAGCACCGGATCTGCGGCGGCCCGTTGGCTACGTGACTGGGGCGTGGTCTACCGCAAGCAGTACGGCGAGACCGATCTCTCGGTCTATTCTCCAGACCGTGCGAAGGCGTGGGGAGCCTACGGCAACGGCGGGCAGGGCGATGCCGGCCGGCTCGATGCCGTCGCAAAGAAGCATCCCTGCCGGCACGTGGTCAACGTCCGCAACTGGCAGGAGTTGGTGGCGGCGATCGGCAGTGGCTACCCGGTGACGATCGCGTCGTCGGTCGGTTTTGCCAGCGGCGACCGCGATGCCGATGGCTTTTGCGCCGCCCGGTCGGTCTGGATGCACCAGATGGCGGTCGTTGGGATTCGCTTTGCGAAGAACGCCGGGCCGGAGGCGAAGCAGCCCCGCGACGGTGCCCTGGTGATGAACTCCTGGGGCAAGTACCTCGGCGGCGGCAAGTTTCCAGCCGACCAGCCCGACGGCACCTTCTGGGCAACCAAGGCGGACATCGAGCGGATTTTGGCCCAGCAAGACTCGTGGGCGATTGGCTCCGTAGATGGGTTTGGGTTTCGCGATATCCACCATGGCGAGTGGCTCGCCACTTCACCGGCTGAATGAGGGCAGGCATGATTGAGTTGAAGCGTTTTCACTTTGTCGTCGTGTGCCTGGCCTGCATGGCGGCCGGCTGGTGGCTCACGTCGTCGCATTCGTCCCCGGTTAATCCCGCCCCGCAGCGGCCGGTGGTGCGGCTCATCGCTCGCCTGGCGAAGACGTTCCTATGGGTGGCGGTGTTCGCCGAGCCTGCCCCGGAGCCGGAGGTGCAGTTGGTGCACGCCCGCATCGGAGCCGACGGCCAGCCGCTCCTAGACCACGGCAGGGGGTGGTAGCCATGTGGCGATCCCTGATTGCGTTCATGGCGTCGCTGGCGGCCGAGCCCGGTGCCGTTGACCGCGAGCACCCCCGCGCGGCTGCGGCCTGCCAGGCAGCATATGCGGCGATGGCTCGCGATGACGCCCCCCCGGCACCCAAGCCCGTAGACGAGTGCGTCTGCGGCCAGACCTGCAAGAACGGCGTGTGGAAGCCCGACGGCCGCATTGAGGCCAAGTGCGACTGCGAGTGTGCCCGCTGCAAGGCCGAGCGTACCGCCAAGCCGGTGCCGGCGTGCCCGAATGGTCGATGCCCCACCCCCGGCGCGTCGCCCGCGACAGTTTCACCGGCCGGGCCTGCGGGCAGGAGGTGACGGTGGGCGACGCGCTGGCGGTGGCTCTCCCAGCGATGCGGCAGACGATTCGCCGGGCGATCGGCGAGCCGGCCACGCACATGCCGGACGTTTCAGATGCCATCGTCGATGCCGTGCTCCGCATGTGGCCGAGCGAGTGGATGACCTGCCTGGCTAAGAGCCGGTCGTTTGCGGCCGGTGAGCAGATGTTCCACGCCTGCGAGCTCGTGCGGGCGCGGTGCCTGGAGTACCTCGAGTGGCGGTACGGAACGTCGCCCAACGTCGGGCTCGCGATCACGCTGCTCCTGCGAAGAGCCGTGGACGAGGTGGCAATGTTTTGGCTGGAGGGGCCGCAGCATCGCACCGTGGTCCGCCAGGCTATTGCCGCGGCCCGACGGTCTGACGCTTGACAAGCCGCCTACGTTGCTTCCAGCAGGACGAACCAACGCGGTGACACGTGGAAGCGCCGTCACGCCGATTGCGGTGGCCGGACGATCTGTGCCCGAAGCTGCGGGTGTGGCTCACTCGCGTGCAGCGGGTGCAGGCGCACCTGCGCACGACGCTGGCGATCTACACCACTGCCACTGACGTGGGCGGGTGCTCGCGTGGCAACCGGAACTACAAGCGGAGGGTGGAGAAACACGACAGGACTATTCTGCACGACGCCCTGGCGTTGGCCATCGACGAGTACACTGACGTTTTCGCGCAGGTGCAGGCTGCCATGGATTCGGCGCCACCGACTACGTCGCTTCCTGGCAGTAAGGGCAAGGTGGACGCGATGGAGCGGCGAGCCCGCGAAGGCTACAGCATTTTTATCGACGCCGATGCGAAGCACTGACTAGGCGGCGCGAGAGGCGCGGCAGGGTTCTCCTGCTACCTGCCGCGCCCCGCGCCGCTCTGGTGCTACAGCATCCGTCCCTTGCCGCAAAACTGGCAACGCCACGGCCTGAGCCTGTCGCCAAGCATGATGAATCCCCATATCGGAATAAATAGTCCGCAGGTGATTACGCACAGCACCAAGCCAAGCAAAAAGCTAAAACTCGTCGTTGCGTGAAGCGTCTTTTTTTTGCAGTCGCTGCAATACCGCCTCGCTTGTTTTGTAGGCATTCGCGCCCCTTCTTTTGAGGAAGCAGATCACGTTACGGCGGGGACGAAAAGCCATCAAGCGGCCGGCTTTTCCGGCCCGTCAGTGATGTCGGGCAGGTAGTCCAGATTGGATTCTCGCCCGACTATGTCGCCATCGTAATAGTGCAACTCAGCCATCTCCTCTGAGGAATGCCCAAGCTGCCCCTTGGCTGAGATGCCGGCTTTCTTGAGGTAGCTGGCCGTGCTCTTGCGGATGGAGTGGAAAGCCTTGTAGTCCACGCCCGCACTCTTACACAGCACCTTGAGGCTGGCATAGCAGGACAGCATCTTCCTGTCCTCTAGCCAGGGCCATACAAGCTCGCCTGCGGCCCCTTTCTGCGTTGCCAGCATCTTGGCCAGGGCAGGGGGGATCGCCGCCGTGAGCGTCTCCCTGCGGCCCTTGCGGGTCTCTGCGAGGAACGTGATGGTGCAGCCCTGCAGATCCACCTGCCCCCAGCGGAGCT